TATTTTGCAACTGTAACGCCATCAGGCTCTAACCCTGTTGGTAGTGTAAAGGTTTGGTTTGCTGTTCCGTTAGATGTACCTATAAGTATCAACTCCCCTTGAATATCCAACTTAGATGCAAATCGATGGGTCATTTGGTTATTCCATCTGTTGAATATTGGTGTTGTAGTTGAAGTGTTTTTGATCAGAATGTTAGCACTCTGAAAAAAGTAAGACTGTAAATCAACAGTTGTTGTGTCAATTGTTAACGTTGCTCTATTTGTTCCGCTTAAACTGTCATTATTCGCTATTCCTACTAAACTTGAATAGTTAGTATCTGTTGATATTGCAAAATTTGCCATGTTATGTTTTTGTTATGTTTATTAGGTTTTCGTTATTGTCATAAGATAAAGTCTTCGTTTCGGTAGTTGAAGTCGTTTCATTTGTTAATGTTATCTGCGTCAAAGAGCCTGTAGTGTATATTAGATTCTTCGTAAAAAGCTTTGTAGCCTTTGTAGCATCTTCCCACGTTTCTATCTTAGATAAGTCTCCACCAATATAGGTTAGCTCCTTATAGAAATCTCCTTCAGCAATACCCAATGTTATTAGGGCTTCTACTTCAGATTCTATTAAAAATTCTGAATCGTTATTCAATTCACTTATATTATCGTTTGGTTGAATGGCAGAGTTTGCCAACAATCCCTGTTGATAGTCAGCATAGTCAGCCTCATCAAAGTCTGTTATGTCTGCTTTTAGATGATTGTGGTTTGACGCTGCCTTACTATTTAATGCTATTTGTGTTGCTACACTTATAGGCTTATTTATATCAGCGAGGCGTGGTGTAGGGTAATACATCAGAGTAGCAGTGCCGGTAGCAGCTGAGCTTACTTTTATAAAATCTCCATTCCTGTCGTAAACATAAAGGTTTCTAGTGTCAGAAGCAACATATATTGAACCAGGAGTGGCCTTGCGAGCTTTATTAACGTCAAGTCCGTAAAATTGGTTTTGTGTTTGTTTCATTATTTTTTTTAAAAATTTTAATTGTTGTTTGATTTTTTTATAGAGATATCTTTTTCTTTTAATCTAATATTGTCTCTATGTTTTTCCATGTCGTTTTCAAGGGATTTTTTCTTAATACCTAGCTCGGCTTCAAATTTAGCAAGATCATCATTGTCTTGCTGTGCAGAAATAATTCCTCTCTCTTCATTATCCATTTTAAGTCTATCAGTCTCTGCCTTAAGTTCTGCAATGTACCTAGCAGTCTCGTCAGTTCTGTTAAACTTTTCTAGGTCTATTCTCTTAGCAGCATCATCCATAGCCATAGCTTGCTGTCTGTCAGCTTCCATTTGCTTGTTTTGTGCTTCAGATTGTTGAGCCTGATTTTCCTTCATTTGTTGCTCATCTTTTTGTATGAGTCTTTGTATTTCTCTTACTGAAGGTGAGTTGTAAATCTTAATGGCTGTAGAGAAAGATAGCATTTGGTTTTGTAGACCCATCTGTACCATTCCTTCTAGTTTTTGTTCCATTCTGTTTATCTCATCATCATTAGAGACTGCGAGTCCATATTCTTCTTCTGCAAACTGATCACCATCTATCTCTGCTAATTGACGAGTCATATCGTCAGCAATGTAAGAGAATTTTAGCTGTTGACCTTTTAGTGCAATCTTAGCAGTCTCCAGTAATATCTGAAAACATCTTTTCTTGCAATAATCGTGCATAGTAAATATTTCTTCTGTAATATGATTGGATTGAGACACTGCTCTTTCTACACCGCCAACAGTCTCCCTATTCTCGACTTGTCCTAAACGCTGTCTTGAAACCCCAGTGATCTCATCCATCTGAGCTTTTGCAAACTCCATCATTTGTATATGTGTCTGGATAAAGTCACCTACTCTTTGCTCTAGTACTCTACCTGTTGTATTTCCTACTGAGCCGGCAAGTCTTCCTTTAGCCATCCCTTTTTGTCCTTCTTTAAAACTGTCTACTACAGAGATACCAGATTTACGTGCAAAGTATAACCACTTGCTTACTGACCATCCTGTAGGAACCTTTGCCAAGTCTAGCTCAACAATTGATCCCATGTACTTAGACAATGCCTCATTTACTCTGTGCCAAGAAATATCGTACAGATACTGAAAAGGCTTAGCTCTATCTACTAGAGTTACAGATTCTTCGTCAGCTGTATTATATATTTGACCAACTATTCCGCATGAGTTAAATGACGGCTGATCTATTCTATTGTATTGTATTTCTCTTGGCTTTATTTGAAGATATGTATCTTCTCCAATCTTAACACCTTTCCACCACTGAGGAACCCAAAGAGTTTGAGATGTTTCGCCCATTTCTTTGTCAATTATGTAGTCTTCTGATCTAAACTTAACTTGCTTTTTTCCTAGCTCATCAAAGTATTCTATCTTTAAAACTTTTTTCATAGATCTCCAAAACATTCTTAGTACTCTAATGTTTCCATTACCATCAGTATAAGAGCCTCTACCTGGATTATCTTTAGCATCAAAGATACCTGTAGATTCCATGTAAGAATCCATTCCCTCTCTTTCTAGTAACTTAAGTCCATCTGCGTAGTTTATTGCATGACTTTCTCCGTCAGAATCTACATTAGATCCGTTAAAGTCTTGCTCGTCAAGCTTTTTTGTTTCTATATCGTTTAAGTCGTTGTAGTATGTATCCTGTATTTTACCAGGGCTCCAGAAGTCATCTATTACAATAACGTCAGAGTCTTCTATCTTGTTGGAGTTACCACCACGTAAGGTGTGTACCTTTAGTGGGTTTAATTTTTCAAAAGTAACCTGACCATTTACAATGTCAAACATGTATATCTCTTCTCCCATTATCAAGGCATCTTTAAATCCTTGCTGAAAGACAACTTTCATGTTTAGCTTAGTTATGTAATGTCTCATCAAAAGATTAGCTCTTTTTTCTCTAATGTCTTGATAATCAAAGTTTATGTAGTCAGCATACTTAGTTAGCTCTTGCTCTAAGTCTTCATCAGAAACATCTGACTGAAGCATTTCCATAAGTCTTTGGTCAACTAGTTTTTTCTGATCTTCTTTTATTTTAGATAGAGTGTCAGGATTTATAATGCTTACGCTCCAATCAAATTTTCTTCTCTTTTCCTCCCCAACAAGTACGTTGACTCTAGGAGTAACGATTGGGTAGTGTTGAATAGCGTCAGGGATATAGTATTTCTCCATACCTCCTGGATTGAGAATTAGCTTCATATCTCCTACATCCAACTTACCGTTGTATAGGTTTAAGTTTATTCTTTTGTGTTTTAGCTTTCTTCTTATATTGCTATTGTTAAGGTAGCTGTTGCTGTCAGCCCAATCTAAATGGTCTCTTCTCCAGGCTTTACCTTTGTTCTTGTAAGTCAACTTTTGACTTGGGAAATTTTTCTTTGATGACATAATCTTTATTTATTGTTGCAAATTTACAAAATTATCTGTGTTTTTCTCTTTATATATTATAGCTAAAAACCAAAATCTGCATAGTTAGGTTCTTTGCCTCTTTTTCTCATTGCATTCTGCCAGTTAAGATCTAGAAACTCATCGTTGTGGTAGAAGTTATCTGTGTCTTGCAATTCTTGTTCTTCAAACTTAGCTGTGTACTTAGCTCTGTCTTCTCTAAGTATCATTACCATATCCATGGCAGAAACCCTATCCGTGTTAATGTCAGGGTTCCACGCTATACATTCTTTTATATATCCTATACTTCTAATCCTTCTAAGATTAGGTATACTCATAGTTGTAGTTTTTCCAGTTTCGTCATTGTACCTTTCTTCTTCGTAAGGAGTAAGCATCCACGTTCTCTGCAGTGTCTTACCTAGCTTAATAACATCCTTTGTTGTTCTAGTACCTTTTGCTCTATTACCAAACAAGTTAGACTTTACTATGTCCATATCTCTTAAGATCTCAGGACTGTCAGCTAGTAAATGCAATGCATGGTTGTTGCTAAAGTAAGAAAACAAACCTTTAAGGTTATTTTCGTAGTTAGCTTGTGCATTATAAAACATTAACAGTCTTATGCATGTTTCGTAAAACTCATTAGCCAGTTGAGGTCTAGCGGTATATTCTGCTACAATCTTATCTGTCCACAAGTCAAAAACTATTATTGATGCGAGCGAGCCTCCGATAGTATAATCATTATCAATAGGGTCAATTCCGGCAATATATCTATTATCGAATATGTTTCCATCTCTATCTTTGTTAGGCATTTCATAGATCTCTATTGCACCATCAGATGAAGAACCTCCCTTTACTTTGTAAGGGAATTCTCTAATAGGCTTGTCGTCTGTGTTACGCCATTTAGTAAAGCCATTATCTCCATAAACTATAGTACCTTGATAGTGAGTATCTAAGAAAGAATCTAGCTCTGGAGCTATGTCTTCTAAATAATCTCTAAGGTCTGCTACAGGAAATGCAACACCCTCTGTACGCATAATTGCTTCCTGAGGAGTTATTGGTTCTTCCGCTTTTGTTTGCACAATTGTGTTTACATCAGAAGATCCGTATTTTACTTTAGTTCTTTTCTTGTTTATTTCTATTAGTGCACCAATAACATCGCTGTTACCGTTCTTATCCATCTTACCTCTGTAATTAAGATAAGTACCAAAGAAGAATGCACAGTTGTTTTTTCCGTTTGTGTTCTTGTCAAATACGTTAGGTATAGAGTGTATGTTGTAACCTGCTGAGTTATAGAAGATTTCTTCTAATCCTTCAAAGGCTCCACCTTCAACACCCCCAGTACCACCGGCCATCATGAATCCAAATGCAAATCCAGATTCCTCTACTGATGGTTGTGCAATTTTCCATGCGGTTAGGAAGTCATCAAACTTACCTGCTTCTTCCCATAGAACTAAAGAACCCCTTTTACCACGGGCTTTCTGTGCATCATTTTTAAGGGTAACACCCATTACTTCATTAAGCACACCTTTTTCTGTACCAGTTTTGTTGTCTTTAAATCCCATTCTCCAATGCATATCATTTAAGGAGTCCTTAAGCGATCTTGTCTTTGGCCATGGAGTATGTGTTGCACACCAATCGATTACAGACACAAATTTGTTTAACATCCCATCTTTAGTAAGGTATTCTTTTTCGTTGGCTATTGCAAAAGACTTAACTTTTTCCTTAGCTTTTTCTGAGTCACCCAACACAAAGTTTCTTCCTAGCATAGTGCTAGCTTTAACTGAGTATCCGCAACCCCTTCTCTTTAGGTTGGCTCCGTGCATGCCTAATGATCTGCATTGTTCTACATAATGAAAGAACCAGTAATCTGCATCGTATACATAAGCAAAACCCTCTAACCTGTCAGCTTTCTTTGTTCCTTTAATTATCTCAGCTCTAAGCAGAGGTGCGTAATTTAACTGGAAATAAAAGTTTCCAGGTATCCACTCTCCATCACTTGGCCGAATCATTCCTTCTCTGCATCTTCTAGCTTCTTCAGCCCAGTATCTGTAATAGGTAGAGTTAGGATTCTTGTTAGGGTATATCTTTGTGTAGCAACCATGCTTTTCAAAATGTATTGCTGCAGGCCTAAAGAAATCCATGTCCTCTAGTATGTGAGGGTTAGTAAGATCTACAGCAATTCTCCCGTTAGGATCTAATGTTCTTGGTATTATGTCCGGATCATCACTAGTCTCTGGTACTAGCGGATTATCCCATCTATCTAAATCCTTAGCGAACTTACGCTTAGGGTCAGATAGGTTTTGTATAAACATGATAGAATCTATGCTGTCAAGTAAAGATTCTTTCTCTTCTCTTGGCATAGAGTCTAGCAATTCCTCCGTAATAGGAGTTTGTAAATTATTAAACTTCCTCATTACATTCCTAAATCAAACATACTAATATCCTTTGTCCCTGATTGAGCTTTTAGCGTTTTCTCTTTGACAACTTCTTTTTCTATTTCGTTTATGGCTCTAATCAGTTTAGGTATTTTTTCTACTGAACCAGTGATCTTTCCTATGTCGTGTATAGGCTTATTAGAGCGCTCATCTCTTTCATTTAGGTTAATGTTATCTAAGAATTCAGATATCTTCTGTAACACAAGCCTAGTACTCTGCAGTAGCTTTGTACTGGTTGTTTCTGATAGTTTCTCATAGAACTTCATAGCTTGTATTAGTTCTTCTGATCTGCCATTAAAATCTTCTGGAAGTTGCAGTGCTTCTTTTATTGCCTGCATTCTCTCATCCACATTAAGTATGTGCATAAAATCACTTCTCTCATCTGCCATGTAGTACACGTAAGACATTGTAAGGTTTGCCTGTATCTTGTCTTCACTCTTGTCCTTTTCCCATATTTTTTTAAATGGCTCTAGCATTAATGCTTGAGGACTATAAATTACTACATTGTTTTCTATTTCAAATAAATTCATTCTTCTCCTTTTTTTTGCAATATATAAAAAAATAGCTCCACAAACAAGCGGAGCTATATCATAAGTGTATGACACTTTTTATCTACAGTCTAAAATGTATTTTACATCTCTTTGCGTAACGTGCAGATACTCAGTACCTTCTATAACTTCTATTGGAAGTACATACTCGTAATCTTTGTTTACTTTTTGTGCCATAGTGTCACTTAGTCTTTTCTTAAAGTTTTCTAAGTTAATTACAACTTCCATTCCTACTTTTAACTGATCAGCATGTGGACCACATCTTAGTACAGTCTGTCTATCAGAAAAATCCATCTCCATATCTGTATCACTACCCTTCCCAAAGGAAGCAGTAGGTAGATATATACCATTCTCTACTAGCTTGTTTCTTTTAGCAGTAAGAAAGACGCTAGCAAACATAGGCATTACCTGGGGAGGTAGAGAAGTAACAGACTGAGATTTATCGTAAAGATCTTGCTTTATCTTGGTTTCTTCGTTGATAATATTTGTTGCATTTGCAACTAGTCCGTCTGCACCTCTAGCACCCTTGTCTCTTTGGTTAAAGAAATCTATTACTCCAAGATCTCTAGCTTCAGTATCCTTTTGCTTTTGAATTTGTTTTTTAACGTCTGGCATATTAATTATTTGTTTTAGTTTTACAGTCTTCTGCACAACTTAATTTCTCATTCACTTGATCTATTGCCTGAATTATTATAGCAGCTTCGTCTAAGTTAAAGACTCCTTTTAACATTGCTTTATTAATTGCTTGAATAATTGTTTCCATAATTTATCTATTTTTATTTGTTATTTTTATTTTTATTTTTTTTCTTCTGTATCTCATTATAAAGGAAGTATGATGCGTAAAGCTTACCTATTGCTGGGATGTTAAAGTTCTTCTTCTTCTTGTCAAACTCTTCCCTGGTAAGTCCGTCCTCAAAAGTTATATCCTTAGACTTCTCTTGGATAAACTTAGTTGGCGAAGATACTATATCTTTTACCTCATCAACAGTAAGTCCGTGCTTCTCTGCTATTTCCTTTATTTTTATTTCGTGTGCTCTGTTAAACTTCATTACCCTTTTACTTCAAAATTAAATATTAGCTTAAATCCTTTCTCAGTCATATTAGGTATTAAGTTGTGATGTATCTTATTGTCTTTTGTCAAAACACCTTTCTTTCTTAATGATGTTAGCAGGTTATTAAAAACCTTCTGACTCATGTTGTCTAACTCTGACCTTATCTTGCCTCTTGTTTCCGTAGAGAAGAGTATCATGTCAACCATATCTACATTAGGTATCTCTCTAGATAACTCATATCTGTAGTACAGCATAAGGCTCAAAGCTTCTATCTCTTTGTTACGAAGCTTGTGATAGGGCTTAAGAAACTCCAGCCAAAGTCTAAATATCGACTTTTTGTCTGTGTGTATTCTTTTTATGTTCATGTTCTGTCCTATCGGCATAATGCTTTATTTTGACTAATAGTTTATAATAATTCTTTTTTGAGTTACCAGTAATTGTTGTCTCTATGTGAAACATTGATTTTGTTAAGACATCATTGATCTGATCTACTTCCGTATGCAGATCTCCAGCCTTATCTTCAAAGTATTTTAAGTCCGAGCCCTCTTCTTCAATAACCTCAACGTGTTTTTCATCGTTGTCTTTAAATCTTAGGAATAAACTCATACTATTTCTTTTTTGTTAAAAAGTCTTCTCCGTATCTTTCCTTGTACATTTCTTGCCACTCAGATATATGGACTTCAGCCACCTCTGTGTTACCGCAAGGTACGCAGTAATCTACCGATCTTTCTTCTCCTGCCTCTGTAGATTCAAACTCTACTGACTTGATGTTAATACTTAAACAGGTCTTACAGTAGCATACTGGTTCATTGTTATAATCTTGCTTCTTTACTATTTCACTTAATTTACTCATATCTTTAATTATTTCTGTGTCAAACACTGGAAAAGGTGCTAAATTATTATAGTACTCTCTTCTTTTTATTTCGTTTTTTAATTTATTAGAATTCATATTAATTTAATTTACACTAATGCACATGATACAGTTAACAACGTACCTGATGCACTCACAGCACTTTCTAGTGCAGTTCTAGTAACCTTTGCTGGATCTATAATACCAGTTTCAATCATTTCAACTATTCTGTCGTTTTTTGCATTGTATCCAAATCCTTCTCCCATGAATTTTATTTCATTTAACTTTACATCTGGACTTACTCCTGCGTTTCTACATATAGCTTCAAATGGTGCGGTTACTGCGTTCATCACGATTTGCATTCCTCTATCTACATCAGTTAGGTTATGCTCAGCTAAAGATACAGAATCTTTTGCATTTATCAAAGCAATTCCACCACCAATTACTACACCCTCTTCAAGTGCTGCACTTACGGCTTCTTTTGCATCGTCCATACGGTCTTTCAATTCTTTCATCTCTACTTCGGATCTTGCTCCTACTTCGATTACGACTACTCCGCCACCTAGCTTTGCTTTACGCAAGTCTAATTGCTTCGCTACATAATCCGTTATTCCTTTCTTGTTTCTTGCTTCTTCTATTACGGCTAGTCTTTGCTCGATCTTTTTTTCGTTCAGTGCCCCTCCCATAATGATTGTCGACATCTGTTCTACCTTTACAGCATTCGCATTTCCAAATAATTGTTCTACATACTCTTCCGTTACATCCTCTACTCTATCACTTGGCACTACTTCAGCACCCACAATAGCAGCAATATCCAATGCCATCTCTTTTCTTATGTCACCAAAACCAGGTGTCTTTATTGCACATATATTATGCCCACCTCTCATTTTATTCATTAACAATGTTGACAATGCATTTCCACTAATATCCTCCGCCATTACTAATAAAGGCTTACCTCTTTTTATTACAGGTTGCAGTATTGCCATTGCCTGCTCAGTTGTTGTCAACTTGCCATCAACTATAAATATCATTGCACCCTGCATAGACGCTTCCACCTTATCCGGAGAGGTAGAGAAATAAGTAGACATCATACCACGATCAAATTGCAGTCCATCTACTTTATGTACAGTAGTTTCAAAGCCACTTCCAGCTTCTACGCTTACAGCACCACTACTACCTACTTGTAAAAATGCATCAGCTACAATGCCACCTACAACTTCATCATTGTTTGCAGATATTGTTGCTACATGTTTTACCATTTCTGAATCATGTGTCATCTCTATGCGTGACTCCATTAGCTTTTCTACTAACATGTCACAAGCTTTATCCATTCCTTTCTTTAACTCAGTAGGGTCATATCCTGCAGCTACAAGCTTAAGTCCTTCATTAAGGATTGCTTGTGTCAATACTGTAGCTGTAGTTGTTCCGTCTCCTGCTAGATCGTTAGATCTTTCTGCTACTCTTTTTACAAGGTTAGCACCCATCTCTTCTAATCTGTCTTCTTTTGACAGGTCAATCTCCCGTGCAACAGTAACACCATCTTTAGTAACATGAGCATCCTCATTCTCTCTAAAGATAATTACATTACGACCTTTAGGGCCTAAGGTAACTTTAACTGCATCTGCAAGTTTGTTAACTCCTGCTTGGAGCCCTTCTGTAGCTTCTCTGTTAAATTTAATCTTTGTCATTGTAATTATAAGTTGTGTCAAGATCTCCTGACGTTGTATTTGTGTTTGTTTCTTCTTTACCGCAGCATTCTTCGTATTTCTTTATACAGCTGCATAATCTTGGTTTATCTCTCATAAAGTGCCATTCTGGTTTTATCATGTTAATCCTATATCTACTGATGCATCTAACATTGATACTATGTATACATTCTTTTCATCTGTCTCTGAGTACACCATCTTGTTTACTATGTAAGACTTTACTCCTGAGTTCATACATTCACCTCCGTACTCTATCTGTATATTAGCTACCATATCTAGGAACTCTACTACATCCGGTTTAAGTTTTACTAGTGTTATCATATCATTTAATTGTATTCCAATATCCTTCTGGACAGTTAGTCTTATTTGTTCTTGTCTTAGCTCCTAGTGAACATCCACACTTAATGCATTTGTCTGCAGCAGATCTAAATGGACATGCGTTACATATCTCTCTTCTAGCAGCAAACACTTTCTCGTCTTGCTCGTTAGAGACCCCTAGCTTATGCTTAAGTAGATTCTTATTGCCATCTACTATTGCTGCTAGCTGCTTAAGTTTATCAATCATAACTTGTTCTTTATAAACCTACCCTTGCTGTCTCTTCTTCTCGGATTAGTATACTTCTCTCCTTTGATCCATGCTACTAACTTTTTTACTAATTCAATCATATTGTGTATTCTATTGGTTCTATTTCTATTCTCATTTCCTTTATACAGTAAAGTGGCTTTCCGCCAAACATTACCTTTCCTATTTTCTTATGGTTCCTTACTACCAGGCAAACTTCTTCGTGCCATTCCTTTTCTGTCATAAGTACTATGTGGTTTTCTTTTCTTAACATAGCATCGTCAAGTATAGTAGTTAACTTTTCAGTTATATTTTTACTATCCTTTAATTTTATTACTATCATTTTCTTCTAGCTGTCTTTTTAGTTCGTTCTCTATTGCTGTGCTTACTCCGTTTACTGCTTCCGTCACTTGATCCATGTCAAGTCTCTTTGTTTTTACTGCATAAGAAACTCTCTCCAGTACCATCTGTCTTTCCTGACTAGATAGTGAAGATCCTTTGTGTGCGATAAGTGCGTAGTGCTTTAGTAGTAGGTCATCCTTAAGTGATAGGATTCTTTTCTTTTGAGGACTTACTGTTCCTCTTACAAGCATCTGCTCCTTAAGCATTTGTACCTGTTCTTCTGTTATTTGTTGTTTGTCGTTCATATTGTGTGTTTTATCGATACCCAAAGATACAATAATTTATTTTAACTCACAAATGCAATTTACTTAAAGTTATTAACACTTATGAACAAAAAAAAATACCATATCTCTGGCGAGATACAGTATCTTTAAAAACACACACAATGTTTCACTATATAACTAAACAACTTATAACTTTAATATTGTTAAGAATAAAATGTAATTTTCCCTACACCAGGTGTTACCCTGATCAGAGAAAAGAATTACTTCTTATCCTATTTTAACCTTCGTATCTTACAGAGCCCGTTCTCTTGACCTACATGGGTAGCTTTACCTGCTTTATTAATCCCACCACTCTGTTTAATACTTGAAGGTCTGTTTCGTAATTACCGGGGACAACCTCTGCTTTATTTAAGCTTACTAACCCGATGTCTAAGTTCCACCGTTAGGGAAGGAACTGTAATCCAAATGATAAATGGATATTACTTTTGCAAATATACAAACTTTAGTTTGATATTCCTAATTATTGTATCATTAAATATTGATACACTAGTTTTATTACTCTTCAAAGCTTTTTTGAACTAAGAAGCTCATTGTTGTAGTTAAAAATCCTAAATGAAACTGAAACATGTGTTGTGTGTAATACTTGTTCTCATCTTCAAGATCTTCTAAATCTATCTTGTTATAGTTTAGACCAAAGGCTATGCCAATTATAAAATCAAATTGAACTACGCCACTTTGTCTGTTATATACTATAGGAAACGTTATTAACGCTGCCAACATTACTATACTTATAAAATCTGTCATTACTTTATGTGTTTATTAATTAATTCTTTAAACTGGTTGAAGGATTGAACAAAATCAGAAAATAAAACTTCCTCTCCTTTTTTTATTTCAAATAATCCTTTCATTATCATACTAACTGATAATGTTCTTCCCCAACCAATACTCTTATTGTACTCGTCTTTGTCTTCACTATAAGTTAAGCCTGCATCTATTAGATACTCCTTCCACATTATGTAGTAAGGATAAAGTATGCTAAGCAGAAGCCTATTACTCCTCCTATTATAAATGATTTTGAACATAACATTCCTATACTTACTAACTGTTCGTTAGTTAAGTGATCTCCTTTTTTTCTTTTCATAATTATTGGTTTTATATTGTTGCGTTAGGCAATATACAAAAAATATTTGAACTGTGCAAGTTTTACCAGGAAATAAATAAAAAAAGTGAAAGATAAAATTGACAGGGTCCGTGGCAAAAGAATATACTTCTTCCTAACAGTACTTCCGAGTAGGTAGGCAATAGTGCAGAAGAGCTTTAGTAGAAATAATTGCATACTTAAATATAGTGTGTAAGGGGACTTCTATTGACTTCTGTATTATAGCTAAATTTAATTTTTTTTTTTGAAAAAAATGTAGTCGTGTGTGGGACAATACAACAAACAATCCCCCCAAGAAAAAAAAATTGGGCTATGGGGTATGGCAATCTGGTATAGGCAATGTGTAAAAACCCTTCGGGAATTAATTCTACTAACCTTTATTATGTTTTGAGTGTATAAATGTGTTCGTGACGCCCATCACGTGTAAAGTTGTTTGAGAGTGCAACACACATTACACTTTAACTATAACCTAAGCGGATTAGCTGATGCTTACGATAGGTTGCCGGCTGGTGTAAGGACTATTAGGCTACCAGAACAAACCTTACTTACAACCTCATCATCATCATTGGTGATGAGTGTTGTTTTAACAAAACCTCTTCGAGGAATTAATCTTGTAAACCTTTATTATAATTTGAGTATATAGATTGTATACTCATAACCTAAAACCTAATCGTATGTTACTATACATCATTAAAGGCAAAGCCTACTACGCAGCATCATTACAGGATGCATTAACTCAGTCATTAACCGCAACAACTGTTGCACAAAACTAATCGCCATGCTAAAGAAATTTATAAAGTTTATGGAAGAATTAGCATCAGGAGCAGGTTATGCACTTAGACACTAATCACATCACCTCAACAGTCAAGGATTGTTGGGGTGTAACTTTAGAACAAAGGTTAAACAATCTACAAGAAAGACGTAGACATTTAACTGTAGAAGAGTATTGTACTCAGTATAAAGAGACAATTGACAAATTTAATGCAAGCATTAAGAAGCAAGAACTATCCTGGAAAGAAATGGATGATGCTTATGATGCAGACATGGAAGCATTATCAAGAGAAGCAGACTTAATCAATGACTCACTAGGATTATGAAAAGATTAATTGAGAACATTCTATGGGTGCTAGTAATTAGCATTACATTGTACACATTTACATTAGCTTTGACAATGACCTATTAGGTTGTTGTTAAAGTTATCGTGTATCCTTTCGGGAATTATTTTAGTAAACCATTATTATATTTTGGTATGAACTTAATTGTACCACCTAAAACCTTATTACGATGACAAAGAGATACCAACCAACAACGGCATTACCATTAGAGAACTTGAAAACACAAGCGTTGCTTGACTTGTTACAAGAGTTAGTAAATTTACACGAAAGTGCTATGCAATCAACAACAAGATTAATTCTTGAGCAACAGATTGTATTTGTTCACGCAGAGATTGACACTAGAAATGATAGTTCATGGAACACTAAAAACTAAGCTATGACTAGAGAACTTAAATTGTTAACACTTTTATTAGATAAGAGTGTTAACCTTTCTCTTAGCGAAGAGACTAGAAGAACTAATCACTTTTGTGCATATTGGTACAGTCAGTACCTAAAAAGTGGAGATGAGAATTACCTCAACAAAGCTAGAGAGTCTAGCAATGATGTTAGGTATCATCTAGATGCATTTACTGTATAACTAAGGGGGCTTAACAGCCCTCTTACCCCTTTGGGGTAAGTCCTCATAAAATACAAAAACCCTTTCAGGGAATTATCACTTCAAAAACCTTTATTATATTCTGAGCATAAGCTCAAAGATGTTCGCAATCATCGTAAAATTGCAACCTAAATTCCTTATATTATGTTTATAGCAACATTCCAAAAAACTGATTCGCCTAAGTTCAAAGCTGATAAAAACAGCAACAAGCCTTTTATTGGCAAGGTCTTAGCAGGAACCTCAACAGGTTCAATTATTAACGGAACAATGTTCCAACGTGACGGTCTTATCGAGAACAAAGCTTACTTGTGTCAAAACGAGACTGAAGTTTATAACGGTAAAGACATTGTTCACACTCGTGTTATCAGCGAAGTGTCATTACTAGAGCTTCAGCCACTTATGGCTCAGCTTGGTGTA